TGGACTCATATTATACTGCATAAGTATAGAAGGATACAGGCTTGTAGCATCAAAGCTACATACCCAATCATAACCGCCGGGCTTCGGTTCTTGTACGAAGGCACCTTCGATTTGTCTGTCTTTTCTTCCCCCGCCTTGATGTATGACAATGTTCTTCTCCCATAGGTGATTATAAAGTAAACTATCCCATGTTCTAACTGCTGAGAATACATCATTATAGTTACACTTGGCGTCATATGCCATTGTAATAGCAAGTTCAATAAGTTTCATTTTATCTTCTAACTCATCAACAAGAACTGTATCTATAATATTATATTCTACAAACTTATTCCAATCCTTCTCATAGAACTCTTTAAATGTGTCAAAGCCTGACTCTAGTTTTCTTTTACCTAGTTCTGTTTCTGCAATAAAGTCTAGTTTATAAGACTCTCGAGTAACATAAGTAAACTTCTTATATAAGTCTAAATAATCTAATTGTGCAACACCTGTAATTTCAAATGCTGTCATCTCCCTACCTGCTGCAAACCTAATAGGGCGTTTGTTAATTAACTTAAAAGGAGAGAATCTTTTGTGTTCGTTCTCACCTAGTACCCTAACTGTTCTTGTAATAAGATAAGGCATATCAAACAAATTACTATTCCAACCTGTAATAATATCAGGACAATTTTCCTGCCACCATGAGAGGAAAGATTCTAATAATTGTTCTTCAGTATCACACTTGATATAATCTATATCTAAATGACTTGTAGTTTCAGTTGGAGTGAACTCTCCCAGACCAAAGGTTGTTATCTTCTTGGTGTTGTTGTTTTGTAGAGTTATAACTAACACCTTCTCGCTAGGAGAGTCCACATTCGGGAAGCCACCTTCACTCGTTGTTTCAATATCAATAGAGTAGATGGCTATGTGCTTAGCATCCCATGCTACAACACCAGGATATTTCTCGGTGATGTATTGGTATGCGTAATAGTTTTGTCCAAAGATAGGATAGTTCTCCACATCTTTGTATCTGTCAAAGAAGGCAGTTGCCTCCTTGTTGTTCTCGAATTGAATAGGCGACACCTGTTCGCCATATATAGATCTGTATTTAGAAGGTTTGTCAGACTTAACAAATAATGTAGGTCTAAAATCTCGTCGGGCAGTTACTCTGTGCCCATGTTCATCAACACCACGGAACAATATTTTGTCCCCGTAATGTCTAGCATAAGTATAAAAGTTCATAACAACACCTTAATCATAATATACACATTATAGGCTCTTTCGAACCTAGAGTCAATTAGATTTCTTTAACTCTGGTCCTATTACGCAAGTGGCCTTCTGCGATTTCTTGTTTACTTGCACCATGATAGGATACGGCATGATGTTTGTGGATCATTAGTTCATTGATATTGGTATTACCATCTAAACTAATAAATTCACCAAGTATCCTTCCGTATTTTCCTTTTTTATCAAGCCTTGTTTTGAGTATAGCTCCGTCTTGTATTTGTTCTGTAAGGAACTTCTTCGCCATGAGTCCATATCTTTTTTCGTCGAGGTCACGGGTTCTACTTTCGGGAGTATCAATCCCATACAATCGTATTCTCTGCTTCTTGAGCCAGACACCGAAACCGAGGTCAATGTCCACATCTACTGTATCTCCGTCTATTATTTTGACAATATTTATTCTGTATTCATACATTTACTTTCCTTTTGGATTGGCTTTCGCCTCGTTCAACACCTTTTTATTTATAAAGTCTGGCTGAACAAGTCCTGATCCAAATTTGGAATTGTATGAGTTTAGCATTTCTTTACCGGGATCATATATAGACACTACATGAGTTGGAAAAATTGGTACTTTGTGATCTTTGCTGAAGGGAGCGTAAGGAGCAAGTCCCACGCCAAAATCAGTATCACTTCCAGGTTTAGGCATCATCATGATTATAGCAGGTTTATCTATAACTAGAAAACCTCTTCCGTCTATTTCAGATTCGGTAACATCACCTATTAAATCCTCGCCTGTTGTAAGTTTAACGATTTGAATGTTTGACATGCTCCTTATCTCCTATTAATTATTTAATTTCTATTGAAGTAGGTTTCTTTTCCTCAGGTATTTCATGTACCAAAGCAATAGTTAATACTCCATCTTTCAATTTAGAACCTGTGACTTTAACATCATCTGCTAATGCCCATGTTCTTGTGAAATTGCGTTCTGCAATTCCTTTGTGCAAGAATTCATCTTCTGATTTATCTTGTTCACCTTTAACGACAAGGTTGCCGTCTTCCACAACAATATCTAATTCAGACTTACTGAAGCCTGCAAGAGCAATTTGAATTTCATAATTCTCAGCGTCTATTTTTTTAATATTATAAGGTGGGAATGAATTAGACTGGCCTCCTTCAACAGAGTGTAGTCTTTGAACAGCGTCAAATACTCTGTCAAATCCTATTAGTCTACTTTCTACTTGTGGGAATGCTGAAACAAAATCGTTCCAGTTCTGTGTGCTTAATCTTACCATTTTAGTTTCCTCCTATTAGTTAGCAAGGTTAATGTAACTAGACCCTTTCGGCATCTAGTGGTCCAGAAGGACGCCCAAGTTAAAAGAATCCTATGCACGAATGCGACGGCATCTAAAAACGAGGTATTCCTTCCTTTCCAATTACTATTTATAAGAGTTTCCACTTTGTTCTTCCATTTTTTGGTAAAGTTCCTCATGATATACACCAGTTCTAAACCATAAATTTACTGCTGTTTTTTCTCCTCTAATAACCATTTCAGCGCCATGATTGGCTAAATCAAGAGGTGTTTCTGTTCCTGTATGTGTTGTAGTAAAGATTATAGCTCTACCTTTTCTAGGTTCTACAGATATATTCATATTAGGGAATGAGGTATAACCTCCCTCTACAACATCATTTAAATATAATAATACTGTTGCTATTCTTTGTCCTGCTTCTGGTTTGTTTTTTTCTAATGTTTCTTGTGAAAAACAATCACTATGTGGTTCGTATTGTTCTCCTAAATCATATTTAACAATCTGTAAAGGTTCTGCTTGTGCAGGATGTAAGCGAATAAGACTACTCGCAATTTTTAAAAACTTTCTTGCTGCTTCAGATTTGTTATATTCAAGTGAATTCTTGGCTACTTTATTTGTTCTACTGTAATGCTCTTCAGCACCACCATCTTGTGATACTACCTTTGCTCTTTCAAATTCACAATGCTCATCTATATCTTTTGCTAATTCATCTATTACATCATCAGGTAGTACATTATCTACCACTGCTATAAAAGGATTGTTAGCGCTATATATTGAGTATTTACCCTCGAAGTTTATCATTATCAAATCCTAAATCAGGAAAGGCATCTTTAATATTTGTGCCTCTTCTTTTATCATGTTCATATACAAAATGCCAAAAATCTCTTCTGTGTTTTAGTAGTTCTAAATCTTGAAATCTATTTGCTTTTATCCAACCTACAGTCTTTTTAAATTTTTCTATTTCTCCTGTAGAGAAAGGATAAAGTTGCATTTCTTTTAATCCTTCTTCCATTATACTTATATGAGTATCATCAGAAATTTGTGCTGAAAGGTGTGCTGGAGAAACCATATAAGGCATATCAATTGTTATTAAATCTCCAAATTGTGTTTTAAGTTCTGCCATCTTAAATATAAAACCACTAATATTAGGAATAGATAAAAAATTAAATGTACACATGATGCCTACAGGTATTCCTTGTGCCAATAATCTAATTAAATTTTCCTCAAAATGTTCTATATCTAAACCATGCCTAATATACTCTGCCTGTTTTCCCCATGAGTCAATACTAGCATAAAGTTTGGTATTAGGTATATCTTTTACTAGGTTAATATATTTTTGTACTCTATTTTCTGTAACCATAAGATTAGAATTACAATGGAATGTTAATCCTTTTCTAGGATTTGCCTTAACATATTCTAGAAGTTTATATGTGTTCTTATCTAATAAAGGTTCTCCTCCTGTTACTCTAAGAACAAATAAATGTTCATATGCTTGTGGAAACCATTTCCAAAACTTAGATACATAGGGTGAGTTTTCTAATTGTGGTGTTTGAGGTAAATTATAAGGCTTAGATAAATTATAAGGTCCATGATCGTCTATTTCTTTTGCCCATGTTGTGCTAAATGTAGGTCCACAATAACTGCAGGCCATTTGACATTTATTAGTGAAAGATATTTCTAAATATTTAGGATAAACATATCCTAAGCCAGCATCAGTTGCCTCTTTTACTATATCTCGATTATGCTTAAAAAATTGTACTGCAAGAGTTTGTCTATCTGATATAAGTCCAAGATCCTCTACCTCCCAACAATAAGAGCACTCTGAAGGTTTGTTGCCTTGTAACATCTCAGCTCTTTTTTCTATTTTTTGAGGTGTATTGTGTAAGTCAGATCCTAATGGAATTTTTTGTGTAGGGCAATGATAACAAGAATGACTTTCGCCTGTTCCTAAGTGCATTTCTAAATGATACCATTTTAGCACGCAGAAACCAGGCCCTACATTGTCCTGTTCGTCCTTTATAATTTGGAGGGCTTGTATCTGGTTGTTATTTAACTTTCTTTCCAATGTTGTATTTGGGGATTAGCTCCCACTCACCTTTCTCTTTAAACGATATAATTTTAATCTGACTTAGAGGTGCGTAATCTTCTACCTCTGTCAAAATACTTACTAAACCCCAATCTTGTAAAAGTTTAGCAATAGTATTTCGTCTTTGTAAATCGTTATCTTGAAAGTCTGCTTCCTTGCCATCAAGAGCAAATAGTTCTTTAAAGTGTGTTATAAAGTACCTACCTTTCTTGTGTAGAATATGGCATGACTGATAAAGGACTTTATCCTTTTTAGAAGCTACTCCAATCCGAGATAAAGTTTCCCTGACTTTCAAAAAATCTTCTGAGTCATTTAAGGAAACTTCAAGGGGTGAATACCCTGGATAGTCTATGTTAAAGTAATTCTCTTGATCACTCATTTCAATAAATTGCCTGTATGTGTTTAAATAATTAAGTTATACAGGTATTTATGCCTTTCCGCCTTTTGAGTTCTCCAAATATACTTTTATGATATCAATCTGTGTATCATTTAACAGATTTAGTGTTTCCTTTGCCTTTATAAACGAATAACCGAAGAATTTTTGTATTGCTTCTATATTTTCTTCTTCACTTTTCAGCCACTTATTATAACGCTTGCCTTTCCTTACGACATCCATAAGAAAGTCATATTGTAGTTTATTATCTAAATGTGGCCTGGCATTCATTTCATTAGCGGCAATGCATGTGTCTTTACCAAAGCCCATTGCACGATTTACAATAAACGGATTATATTCTTTTTCTGTCCTTTCATCAATCATTAAATTATCTTTATTGTAGATACTATTAGCAAAATCAAAAGGAGATATCTTCTTGAGTTTGTGTTCAAACTCACTTTCATCTATTTCTTTAATAGGATCGCCAAATCCTTCTAATATTGCGTCTGTCATATTGAACTAATTATAAACATTATTATTATAAAAAATACTGTAACTATTTTTATGTCTAAATCGTTATTATCCATTACCAATGCCTCAATACACCTGCTACAATAAAGAAGCAAGTTCCAAAATTTACTAAAACTACAATAGTCCTCATAATAGCAACCATATCTGCTTCATTGGAATCATCACTAGCTTTGTCGCCTAACGATAAACACCATAATCTCCATAATCTACTTAAAGTCAATGTATTTGCCTTCTTTGAGTGTTTCATACCCCTCTAACATTAGCTCAGAAACGCTAATGTTCCTCTTTTTGGCCTCTTTTTTAATTTCTTCTCTTTTGGCCTTTTCTACACGAATTTGTACCCAAGCGTCTTTTGCCATTATTCCTGATTATGCCTCGGATCTTGTTGTTGTTTTATAATTTCCTTAAGTTCTTCCTTCGAGGGAAGATCTTGTTGTTGCTGTTGTGGTTGTGCCATTACTTAAACTCCGAATCTACCATTATCTGTGTTAAACAAGCAGTCAAGTTAATCTCTTGATCTGCTACGAAAGCTGCTTTGTACTGATAATCTGCAATATCCAATACTAGCCTAGCTGGACTTTTAACCTCAGGGAGCAGTATATCATATATCTGCCTAAATATAGCCTGAGGGTCTGTGTCTACATTGTTTGCTACCCATTGCCTCATCTTACGCCAGTCCTTCTCCCTCAGACCCTCTATAAGGGCCTTAGCATTAACTTCTTGGAAGTTGGATAGTATGCCTTCATCAATATTTCCCCCTACAGAGTAACGCTGTAACTCATTTATAACCCTTCTATAATCGGGAAAATGCTTGTTTAGGAGCTCAGCGAGCACCCTCTGATTGTACTCTACACCCTCATTAGTAAGTATAAACTCCATCCTTTTAAGGAACTTAGAGGCTAATACAGGGCGATCTGAGGGTGCTAATTTGAAGTCTATTACCGTTGTTCTACTGTGCAACGGGTCTATAAGCCTGTTGGAATAGTTACATGTAAATATAAACCTACAGTTCTCAGCAAACTGTTCTATGAACCCTCTGAGGGCCGGCTGGACGCTATCTCTGTTCATATAGTCCGCCTCATCTAGTATAACAACCTTAGTCTTACCCTCAAACGATACTGCTGACGCAAACTGCTTAATCTTAGTTCTGAGGGTATCTATTTGCCTACCTTCATCACTACCATTAATAACAATGTAATCACAATTCAGTTCAGTACATAAAGCGCGTGCAATAGTTGTTTTACCTGTGCCTGCTGTTCCACTTAATAATAGATTAGGAACTTCTCCCTTTGCTATAAATTGTTGGAATTGTTTCTTTACACTCTCAGGTAAGATACAATCTTGTATGTGCATGGGTCTATATTTTTCTACCCATAAAAATTGTTGTGGTGTTGTCATACTGTCTCCCTAATTATTTGGCGAACTTTTTTTGCTCCAAAATATCGGCCATTTTTTCCGAGGGTCAAAAGGTCTAGGATAATTTCTCCTTAACATCTGTCGTTTCTGAGAAGTCAAGTTCTATATGCTTACCTTCGTCACCTTCATACTTGCTAGGCCATCCATAAGCCTTAACATTGTCTAGTACATTTTCAGGTGCACTAACCTCATAAGGATCTCCGTCCATGTTGTCTTGGAAACCTTCTTCAACAAATTCTTGTATGACATTACTATCATCAATAATAGCTGCGTATCTCCAAGAACGAATTCCAAATCCTAAGTTGTCCTTACGAACATCCATTCCCATCTTAATAGTAAACTCTGCACTACCATCAGGAATAACTTTGACATTTATAATGTTGTTAGCCAATGTCCACTCTTTACAAACAAAAGTATCATTAACTGTAACGCAATAAATATCATCAATACCTGCATCTCTAAATTGAGAATACAGCTCTTCATACCCAGGCAATTGCTGGGTAGAACATGTAGGTGTAAATGCACCAGGCAAACCAAATACAACGACACGCTTGCCATCGAATAGTTGTTCCTTTGTCATAGACACCCATTTATCTTCTCCTGAACTTAAGGATAAAAGTTTCTTTATCTCAAAATCAGGAACCACTGGTGTTAAACTAGCCATTATCTTCCTCCAAATTGAAAGGATCTAGTTCCCCTTTCATTACTTTTCTAACCAAATTAATTGCAGGGTTAGGTCGTGTAAATATATACTCTACCGTCTCCCCTTCTTTATTAAGTTCAACAATCCATCCATTGGTTGCCTCACGGATTGTGACTTCTAACATATCTTCATTCATGCCAGTCTCCTATATTGTGGAAGAACGCTCAAGCGCCAACCAATACTTTAAGTCACCTTTGCTACTCTCCAGGAACATAAACTTCTTCTGGGATAGGATAACTGTATAACCCTCAGGAACAACCTTAAAGTTTTCTACCGCTAGTCTAGCATCGAATGTTTTGTCTGTTGTGCCTATAACTTGTCTAAAGGAATTAGACTTAGGTGTAGCAGGGTCACCTACTGTAATAACTACCTCAGATCCATCACCAATCACGCTTAACATAGGCGCTGCTGTAATAGCTGCTGCCTTAAGGATCATGTCAATGTCATCTTTGGATAAGTCAAACTGAAAGAAGTTATCTACTTCAATACTTTTATCAGGGGCACTAACAATAATATTAGGATCTGCATAAAAGTATTCAAACTTAGCATTACCTTTGCTAACTGTAAGACTCTCATCTCCAAAGTCAACATCAGTATCTTCCATCACAGTAAGTAGGGAAAGCAGACTATTTAAATCATAGACTGCAAATTCTTTAGGGAACGCTTCCGTTATCTCAGCACGAGCAAATATATTTTTACCTGTGCTAATTGTGGAAAGTGTATTACCCTCACGAACTAGAATGTTCGTGTTAATTGTTGCGAAGTTCTTGAGTACATCAAGAGCTTGTTTGCTTAATTTCATAATATATCTCCAAATTTACCTATACATTATAGGCTCTTTCACACTAAAAGTCAATGGCCTATAGGACCATTTAAAAGTTTCTTTTCGTCTCTAAAAAATGATTGCATATTTTTTGAGCAAAAAGTTTATGTGGTTCTAAACCTGGGTGAAATAAATCTCTACCCACATCGTCTATATCCACACCAGATGCTTTCACACCATTTCTCATAGGAGGAACAGCACCTTTTTTAATCTTCATTATTCTATCTTCATAAGTATCTTTGCTATTTGAGTGCATAATAGAAGCATGTTCATGATATAAAATATCCTGATTCTCCATATAATGTACAGGAGAATGATCTGCTACTTTACCTACAAAAAGCCATGTTAAAGGTAAGTTCAAAACTTCACATAATTTTATGGTGGTTTTTATAAAATACCTATGTTGTCCTTCTGATATTTTCTGTTCCTCGAAGTCTTTAAAAAAATTAAATTCAGGTGTATTTCTTAATGTTGCACCTGCATAATCTATATTCATTATTTTGTCGTCGTCTGTCAATTGGAAAGTGCCTGTAGGATTTTCAGGAAGAAGTAATAATACTCTTTTAGGAGGATTAATCCATCTTTTAGATAATTCTAATAAATTACCTATTTGAAATTCAGGCCTTACACCAAATAAACTTATATCGTAAACCTTTATGTCTGTATATTGTTCTATCAATGCAGGTGTAGTACGAGCTTTATCTATTCCAGGCCCTAAGCAAGGACATGCTCCATCTATTAACCACCAATTAGGATTTTTACTTACTTCTTCTATGTTCCTATCATTTCTAAAACCTAAATCATCTAATACATAGGTTATTTCAGGTGCTTTATCAGATCCCCAATACCAATCATCACCTTGTATTCTTTTTGCGTTTTCAAACCAGCCTTTGTTCTCATGCATCATCCATTTGTAAGGCACACCTGATTTACCTTCATAAGAAACAACACCTTTTTGATATTTTAATCTGTTTATACTTTTATCTTGTTCATTCATCTTTAAAATCAGGCGATCTTTTTTCTAAAAATGCTGCAACGCCTTCCTCTATATCCTTAGAGTCTAGTGTCATGTCCTTTGCCCACAAGGCAAAGTCTATTGCTTCGTCCTTATGAGAGTTTACTGTATGCCATATGGCACCTTTTGTTCCTCTAACTGCAATTGGTGCATTGTTATTAGCAATCTTATGTGCATATGCTAATGCTTGTTCGTCAGCATCTCCATCACATATCTTTGTACATAATCCTACTTTATCTAACCAATCAGCACCATGTAAGTCTCCCATCATAAATTCCATTGTTCTATTGTGTCCAATTCTTTGAGCGAATTTAACCTGCATTGTAACTGCATTGAAACCTAATTTAGTTTCAGGACAAGATATTTTTAATGTTTTATCTGCGAATACAAAATCACTTGCTAACATTACACCTACACCTTCTCCAATACAAAAACCTTTGACTGCTGATACAATAGGTTTAGGTGTAACCATATCATTGTCTGTAATTGTATTGCCGTATCCTGTTTTCAAAGCATCAATAATTGTGTCTACTTCAAAACCTGCTGTAAAGTGATGTTTATTTCCTGACTTGATAAGTAGAACTCTAGAATCATCTTCTCTGAATTCTACTAGGGCGTCGTTGTAACCTTGATAAAAAGGTCTGTCTATTAAGTTAAGTGGGCCGACGCCATTTATTGTTAAAACGGCGACATGATTGTCTAGTTCGTAAGTTATTCTCTCACCAAAATTCATAATAAAACCTAGTTGTTTTAGAAACTTGCTATGTTAGTACCATCAGAATCGTCAACCGATACAGTTATACCTGCTGCTTCCATTTGAGTCTTTAGTTGTTCTTTAACTGTTGCTTCATCTGAAACTGAAGAATCTACTTCTGCTTTAGCTGTATCGTAAGTTGCCTTATCTGCTGCCTCATAAATTACTCTGGTTGTTAATCCGTCGACTTGATAAGTCTTGGACACACCATGACTAGCAAGTATTGTCTCGCTAGCTGCTTTGTTGGTACCAGAAACACTATCTATCGTAGGGATAGTTGTTGACTCGTCAGGTCTAGTAAGTGTCCATGTTACTGTATATGCCATTATTGTTCTCCAATCTTGTTTACTATTTATATTATTTATAAGCCCAATTTGGAATTTTTGTAATTTTGGAGGTATTGATCTGTGTCAGATGCTAGTTTTTTCCAATCATAATTAACAATCGTAAGGTCCAAAACATTGTCCCAATCATATGTTCCAGGTGTCACAAAGTTAAATAAATCCCATGTCATTATTCTATTATTGTTATAGTTATACCCATCTTTTAATATAAATTTGCCTAACTCTACTATTGCTGACTTCCAAGTAAATGTATCATGACTCCAGTTTACCCAATGAGGACCGTCATGTAATCTTTTTAAATATTGTAATGTTAAAGGGTGGCCGTCAAATAAATCTAATTCTTCTTGTGTAAATTCTTCTCTGGGAGCTTCGGAATGAAAGTGTTTACCTTCTTTCCATGTCCTTGCAAACTCTGATGATGTTCCCAAGTTAGGATCAACATGTTTATTAATAAACAATGGTTGAAGTATTAGGTTCTCCTCAGGCATATTACTTCTGTACCAGGTTAAACCATCATAGAGGCTCTCTGTTGTTTCATATGGCAATCCTAATATTAAACTTGCCGTTGATCTGTATCTACCGCAATGCTTTTTAAAGTAATCTTTTACTTCTAATAATCCTGCTTTTAGTTCTTCAGGATTTATACCTTTACCTACTACTCTACCTGCATCTTGATTAAAAGTTTCTATGCCATAGTAGTGAGCCCAAAATCCCATCTCAGCTAAATAAACTTTATCCTCTGGCCTTCTTGAGATTAAATCTGCTCTAACAAAACCTGTAAGATTAGGCATGAAAGGTAATCTTTGTATTTCCTGTCCTGCTAGTTTTATTTTTTCCTGATTATCATTTGTTGTTTCGTCTGCTACATGATAACTCGTTACACCCCACCTCTCATAATTTTCTAACATCTCTCCATGTAATGTACTCATGTCCCTAGTTAAGTCTCCTCTCATACCTATTGCATTGTATGAACAGAACTTACATTTAAACTTACACCCACGGGAGAGTTCTAATGTGAGGTTGTCTGAGGGTTGTATAAAGTCTCTGTCCTCATAATTTACTACAAGGTCCTTACTAGGGAAACAAGGGTGATATGTGTCTGATAATACAACCTGTTTACCCATGTACTCTATTACTTTTGCCTCTCCCTGTAAGAGTTTTATTAAACCAAACTCTCCATAACCTGTTATGTAATAATCACATGGCAAGGCCATAGTATCAACCAGTGCTTTTGATCCTGCAACGATCATGATATCTGGATAGGTTTGTTTTAACCATGTAAGATTATCTTGTGCTCTTTTAAGAATGTTTCCTTTATATCCAAATGTTACACTAACACCTATGAACTTTGTATCATTTGTTATTCTTGAACGACAAAATTCTTTGAACTCTTCATCAGTAAACGCCAGCCAATAATCCAGGACTTCAATATCCCATCCTTCGCTACGCATGTAGGTTGCAATCTTGTGTGCGCCTCCTGATCTTTTAAGGTTAATCCAGTCTGGGTTCATTAGACCTAGTGGTCCTTGCCAGCCTGGATTTGCTTGTAGACATCCTAGTATGATTCCTCTCATACCAGTATTTATTAGTCTTCTAGATAGTGCTTTGTTGTACTCTTGTCGTGTTCATTAAGTGCAATAATGGCATAATGCAAAACCTTTTGTAGGTCCTTTCTATGGTCCTCAGGATTGCCCTTCCTACCATATCGTTGTGCATACTTTAGAATATTGCCTATTGCAAATCCTATACCGTGGCCACAATCACTAATGAATTCTGTGGATTGGAAATTGTTTCGACTATAATGTCCTGTATAAGTGGCGTCGATATAACGACGGAGCTCTTCTATGAGAGCTCCTTCGTTGAACTTATACTGAGGACTTTTAGCTTTCGCCATCTTCGTGTATCTCCTGTTCAGTTTCTTCAGTTGACTCTGCTAGTTCTACACTAGGATCAACTTTGGCATACAAGTCTATGAATGCCTCTTTTGTGTCTTCGTCGAACCTATTAACACAAAGTTGAACTGCCTTTTGCTTGTCACCAAACACGGCAAACGCATTTACAATATGCTCCAACCTTCTTGTTGAAATAAGTTCGTCGATTGCACCCTCGTAATAAGTTTTTCTTATTACATCACTCCAGGTAACCAAGTGAGTTGCAAACTCTTCGTCAACATTGTTGACCTTGTCCATTTTCTTAAGGACAATCTTTTTCTCGGTTGCCATAGTAGGATACTCCTGCTCCACAGTAATGGCAAACCTTTCTAGGAATGCCTCGTCGAGTATGTTGGCTGAAATAAATTTGCCATCATCTGATCCTCGACCCTTTGTGTTAGCTGTTGCTACCAAGTTAAAACCGGGAGCAGGAGTTACGGTTTCGCCAGTCTTCTTGTTGAAGTAAGGCTTACCTTCTAATATTGCCTGTAGGCACATTAGCTTGTTAGAGCCTCTATCTACTTCGTCAAGTATGAGAACAGCGCCCCGCTTCATCGCGGTGAGGACGGGCCCTTCTCTGTAGACGACATTACCGTCAACTAGAGTATTTCCACCGATTAAATCATCCTCATCAGTTTCAATACTAATATTTACTCTTATAGCCTCACGCTTAAGATTAGCACAAACCTGTTCTACCATTGTAGTCTTACCATTACCTGATAAGCCTGAAATGAATATTGGATAAAACATGCTTGAGCTTAAAACTTTTTTCAAGTCTTTGTAAAAGCCAAATGGAACGAATGTAGCGTCCTTCTCAGGAACTAGATTCTCGACATCAACTCTTAGTTGTGCCTGTACCAATTCTCTAGGTTGTGTTTCAACAACCGCCAATGGAACCTGCTGTGTTGCTGGTTCAATTGGTTGTGCGTTAGCCACTTGGCCACCAAACATTGAAGTCAGGTTATAGACACCTCTGTCTACTTTGACTTCTGGTTTTCCGTTAACCAACCAAGCTGGGAAACCTAAGCCAATTGACTTGGCAGTTTCAATGATTTGTTTACGGGTAAAAACACCAGTACCGTTGTCTTGTGACTGCAGTGCCTGGATTAAGTTTTCTCTATCAATTGCTTTCATAATTTAGTCCTCACTATTTAATTATTTAATATACCGTTATTATGCACTCTGGCGAACCAAGAGTCAAGCATTTTTTCAAAAGATTTCAACATTTTTATGCTACTAACTCTATGATTTGATTGAGGAAAGTTCTAGAAGTGCTTTTTCCTTTAGAAAACTTCTTGAATCCTCTCAATAAATCGCCTTTTTTGTTGGATTTTACTTCCAATTCTTGTACACCTACTTCAAGATCTTTTTGTCCTTTGAGTAGGAACCTAGCGTCGTATCCAAATGCTGGTTCTACGACTGTAAATTTGTTCTTAAGTACTTCTTTCCAAGTACCTTCCATGAATTCATTAGTTACATAGTGAGCTGGCTCTTTGCCTTCCATCCAGTCTGTGGATACATACTCGCTGTAGAAGTTATCACGCTTGCCGTCTACTATGTGGAAGTTAATAAGAGTACTGCCTGTGATGTTCTTGTAGAACTCTACAAGGGTCAATGTAGTAACACCATCTCTACGGCTGTATCCTTTCTTATTAGGGAGCTGTGTAGTGCTGCCTTGGTGCTTAATAGCTATTGGCTCACCATATACACTAGCTACTGCTCTGTGTTCTCTGGTTGAGTCTCTGTATGTAATAGAGTCTGTAGCACCACCGTCTGTTAAGAATACCGTAGTCAACTTCTCTACATTGTAAGTCTTCTGGAACTCTTTGGCAATCTGTGGAGCTAGAATAAGAGCTGAGTTAAGTGGAGTACCACCTAGTCTAAAGTAATCATTCTGCGTGTAACCATATAAGCCATCAGTCCAGTAACCTCTATTCTCATAACCTAACTTCATTAATAACAAGTAAGCCATTGCGTTATCAAAGTCTGACTTCTTACAAGTAGAGCTTAGCATGTGAACAAGAGCAAAGTTGGAATCTGTAATTACCATTTCGCCGTCTTCACGAGCCTCTAAGATACTTCTGTTCATGTCTTTGTTCTCACTCCAAGGAGTAGGATGTTTCTCACCATATCTGCAATTTGAGAAACCATATACATCAAATGGAATGTTAACCTTTCTGCAGAACAATGCCATATTCATCATCTGTTCTAGTGTACCAGGCATCTGTCTGTGCATGCTACCTGATAAGTCAACATACATTAGGATACCGTGGTTCTTACCGTTAGGAACAATCATGTTCTTTTGGAATAAGTCTTCAGTCAATTGGTAAGCCCAAAGTCTGTCCTCATTCAACTTACCTGTCTTGGCAATTTGTGCCTTCTTGTTAGCCTGTGCTGCCTTCTTCATCTCGAAAGTCTGTGCCATTGAGTTGATAATTGGTTGAGTGTTGGATAAGAACTCTTTGAATAATTTTTTACCTT